CCAGATAACAGTTATTATGTATCTGGTACTGATGTAAATGGTTTTCCGTCAGAAGGTAGTCGAGTTATTAATTGGGGCTGGAACCCCGTTGGGCAGGCAGATGATGGTGGTTTAACGCCTAATCCGCTCCAAGGCTCCGGTCAAGTTGGGACTGTAACAGTCCAAATTACTTAGGAGTTGTCATGGATAAGATGAGAAAAGTTGCCAAAGAAGAAGTCAAGGCACACGAAAAGCGTATGCACGCCAAAGGTTACAAAGCTGGCGGCAAGACTAACCTCGACATGAAGAAGTATGGTCGTGGCATGGCAAAGGTTATGAACCAACGTTCGCCAATGAGCCAAGTTAAAAAGGCGGGTATTTAAATGAATAGCGATAAGTTTAATTATTTCCCGGCAGAAACTGCTGACCCCATTGGAAAATATACTCAACCTAAAGAATATTCGGTTGATATGGGCGGCAAGGAAAATGTTGGCTATCCCTCTGGTGTTGGCATTACGCCCAAAGTGACTGTTCGCGGTTGTGGCGCTTGCACCAAAGGCAATAAATTTATTGGTTCCATTATCAAATGAATTATTCAGAACTAGTATCAGCAATTCAAGATTACACAGAAAATACTTTTGCTGTTGCTGATATAAACATTTTTATTAGGCAGGCTGAACAGCGTGTTTATAACACCGTTCAGTTACCTGCTTTGCGTAAGAATGTTACTGGTAATACTACTTCTAATAATAAGTACTTAACCGCACCATCCGACTGGCTTGCTACATTTTCAATGGCAGTTGTCAACAATGATGGAAGTTACACATATCTTTTAAACAAAGATGTGAACTTTATTAGAGCAGCATATCCAGAACCAACTGATACTGGTACTCCTGAATATTATGCTTTGTTTGACCAAAACAGTTTTATTCTTGGTCCAACACCTAATGCTACATACACAATAGAACTGCATTATTTTTATTATCCGGAATCTATTGTTACTGCCAATACAACTTGGCTTGGTAATAATTTTGATTCTGTATTGCTATATGGTTCTCTTCTTGAGGCTTACACCTACATGAAGGGTGAATCTGACATTCTTGCTCTTTATAAACAACGTTATGATGAAGCGCTTGCGCTATTGAAACAACTTGGTGATGGCAAAGACCGTCAAGATGCTTACCGTAGTGGTCAAGTTAGATATAAGGTTCAGTAATGGCTATTAGTGTTGAAATTCCTGTTTTGTTAGGTGGAGTGGTTGTTCATACAACCAACAATCGCGGTTTTACGCCAGAAGAATTATCTGAAATGGCGTTAGACAAAATTATTTATGTGGGCAGTCAAAGCCATCCCGTCATTCGCGACCAAGCTGAAGCATTTAAAGGTCACGTTAGGTCTGTACTTATTGCCTATATGAAACAAGCAGTTGTTTGTCACAACACAACAATTGCTCAACGCCTCAAGGATGCAGGTCATCCTGAGTTAGTAAATCTTTTAGATTAAGGAGCCAATCATGGCAATCACTCAAGCAATGTGCACTTCCTTCAAAGTGGAAATTTTACAAGGCGTGCACAACTTTACTGCATCTACCGGCGACACTTTCAAGATTGCGCTGTACACCTCGTCGGCTTCTCTTGATGCAACCACCACTGCATATACCACCTCTAACGAAGTAGTTGGAACTGGCTATACCGCAGGCGGCAATACGCTTACTAATGTAACCCCGACCTCTTCGGGTACTACCGCATTCACTGACTTTGCTGATACGACTTGGAGTACCGCAACCATTACCGCTCGCGGCGCTTTAATTTATAACAGCACGGATTCAAACAAGTCGGTCTGCGTTTTGGATTTTGGTTCGGATAAAACTTCGACGGCTGGTAACTTCACCATCGTGTTCCCGACTGCTGACGCTAGCAACGCTATTATCCGTATTGCTTAAGGTGACGTATGGCACTTGTCATTGCTGACCGCGTAAAAGAAACAACCACGACTACCGGCACAGGCACAGTTACGCTTGCCGGTGCAGCTACTGGGTTTCAGTCATTTGCTGCGGTTGGCAATGGCAACACCACTTATTACACAATTGTTGGACAAACCGGCTCTGAGTGGGAAGTTGGTATTGGAACATATACATCTTCTGGCACAACTCTTTCCAGAGATACCGTTCTTGCATCTAGTAACTCAGGCTCACTAGTTAATTTTAGTGCGGGCACCAAGGATGTGTTTGTTACATATCCGGCAAATAAAGCGACATACCAAGACGAAAGCCAAAACGTAGTTGGAGGTTTGTCGGGAGCTATTTATCTTTGCGCCACTACTATCTCTGTCAATACAACTATTCCAACTAACTTTAATGGTTTCTCCGGTGGACCTATTACGGTCAATTCGGGCATTACTGTAACGGTACCTCCCGGTAGCGTATGGACTATTGTTTAAGGAGTAGTCGTGTCAACTATTAAAGCATACAACTTAGACTCTGGTGACACCACGAACTTGGTATTGAAAACCAATAATACTGCGGCTTTGACGATTAATGGTAGTACGCAAAATATTACGGTTGGTGGTGGAATTCAGGCAAACGGCATTGCAACCAATATTTATCCGCTTGTTTCAGGTACCGCGCAATCTACCACTTCTGGCAGCAACATTGACTTTACTGGTATTCCTTCGTGGGTTAGACGCATTACAGTAGTTTTTAATGGCGTTACCACTGATGGAACAAATGACCTTATTGTTCAACTTGGAACATCTGGTGGATTTGTAACAACTGGATATTCCTCATATGCAAGTCAATTTGATACTTCTCCAAGTGCAGTATCTTCAACTGGAGGTTTTTTGGTGCTTACATCCGTGACTGCGTTTAATGCAGGGCATGGAAGTTTATCAATTTATAATGTTAGTGGAGATACATGGGTTTATAGCTCAACTATGGGAACATCTGACCCATCAGTTGCCATTGGAGGTGGTAGCTTAACGCTGGGCAGTACATTAACCGATGTACGCATAACTATAGCCGGTGCAGATTCTTTCTATGCTGGCAACATCAATATCATGTATGAGTAGAGGATATCGTCATGCCTATTAAACTAAAAGGTTCCACTTCTGGAGATATCACTCTCGATGTCCCGGCGGTAGCTGGTACAAACGTACTCACACTACCCGCTGTAACAGATACTTTAGTTGGTACAACCTCCACCCAAACGCTTACAAATAAAACTTTGGATGGCGGAACTATAGTCACTGATAACTCTTCGGGAAATGCACTTCGCATTACTCAAACTGGCGCGGGCAATGCACTGGTAGTTGAGGACTCGGCAAATCCTGATAGCACTCCGTTTGTGGTTAATGCATCAGGCAATGTTGGTATTGGTACTACTACCCCAACAAACCCACTTTCAGTTGTTGGTAATGCAAACATCACGGGTAACACCACTTTGGGTAGTTCTGGCCTTAATACGGCTGCTATTAACGGCAATATTACTGCTACTGGAAACCTTACTGTTGATGGAGATACAACTTTAGGTGCTTTTAGTTCAAATACGTCTCTCATTAGAGGCAATGTTACTTTAGGTAGTTTTGGTTCTAGTACGCTAACAATTAACGGCACCGCCGTTTCCACTCCTAATGGTCTTAACTTCGACTCAAACACCTTATATATTGATGCCCTTAATAACCGAGTTGGTATAGGTACCATAACCCCAACAAACCCTCTTTCAGTTACCGGCAATGCAAACATTACGGGCAACACCACTTTAGGTGATGCTTCTGGGGACACGCTCACCATCAACGGTAACTCTGTTTCTATCCCTAACAACTTAAATTTTGATTCAAACACCTTATATATTGATGCCACGAACAATCGAGTTGGGGTAGGTACTTCCGGTCCCACGGTTCCTCTTGATGTTTTGGGCGCGGCTAGGATAACAGGCAACACAACTTTTGGTGATACATCTATCAATACGCTTACCATAAATGGTACTGCCGTATCTACCCCTAATGGCCTTAACTTTGACAGCAATACGTTTGTTATAGATGCACTTAATAACCGCATTGGAATAGGAGTAGCATCTCCTACTAGTCTTCTTGAACTCAAGGCTGGCACCTCAAGTGTTGCCCCGCTTGAGTTTACTGCTGGCACTAATCTGATAACTCCCGTTGCCGGTACAGTTGAGTATGACGGAGTTGTCTTCTACACAACTAATGACGTAACAACTAAACGTGGTTTGCTTCCATCTTGCCAAATCTTCCGGTTAAATTTTACCGGTTCTGCCATTGGTCCGGGCATAGCTAATTTCTTCGGCTCAAGTAGCGCTGTACAAACTGATGCCTCAGGCATATACGAATTAGAAGCGTATCTTCGGTTCACAAAAACCACTGCTGGTACGGTTACTATAACGCTGTCGAACTCTGTTACTCCGAATAATATAAGTGGCACGGTTCAGTATGGCGCTGCTGTAGGTGGTACTGCAACAGGTGCGGCAAACCAAATAACTTTAAATAACAGCACCTTAGCCGACGCTGCATTTGGTGCCTCTGCATCACTTAGTACCGGAGTCAATCATACTTTCATTGTGCGCGCATTGATTGAAACAAAAATAGGCGGTGCAGGCAATTTTCGTATAAATATTACAAGCAGCGCCGGAACAGTCACTCCATTGCAGACTAGCTACTACAAACTTACCAAACTACCGGCGGGCAATGTTGGTTCGTTTGTGGCGTAAGGCACATATAATTTGAAGCTGTAAGAATAATTAATAATTAAAGGGTGCTTCAGTGTTTGGAATAAGTTCTTTTAGCGAAGCACCACTTTCTGCGCTAGCCGGAGCGTTTAGCCAGAGTGTGTCCGTTAATGTAACGGGAGTTGAAGGAACAGGTCAGACCGGCACTGTTGTTATAAATGCCGATGCAAATGTTTACCCAACTGGAGTTGAGGGCGCGGGACAAACCGGTAC